ATCGTTAATGGCTTGTCTGTGTGTTTCTCTTTGCCTTGGTAAATACGATGCACATATTCACCCATTGCACCATTGTTATAGTCACCAAAGTCTGAAAATAACTGTTCAACCAAAGAAGTCGTTGGAACGATGATTAGGCCTTTACTACCTTCTTTGTATCTCAACATCTGTCTGAACAACATATAGATGATTAGCGACTTGCCTGATGCAGTTGGAGATAACAATAATGCTCTACGTCTTTGCATTGCGTGAACAAACGCATTAATTTGATGGTCACGAACCTCAATTGGTTTGCCATTAGAATGTATGTCTAATTCTTTGATGAATTTCTTAGCGTGATATACTGAATACTCATCTTCTATTTCATCGTGAGCCCATGTATAGGATCTTTCTCTACAAAATTCTTCAAAGTATGGAAGAAGTCCAATGTATAGTTGATTGTTACGTAAATCGAACAACCTTATACGGCCATCCCAAATCTTGTTTCTAAAAGCTGGAACAAATTGGTGACCAGGAACAAAGAATTCAAAAAACTGAGAAAGTTCTTGTGCAACGTGTCGTTCACAATTTACTTTTACATATACTTCATTGACTTTTTCTACAATCAAGTGTTCTTTATTGTCCTCCAATGAATCTCTCCCATGTGATAAAGTCACGGAGTTGCCACGTTCTCTGTTTCAACTCACTCATTATTGCCTCAACAACAGACACAGATTCTTCATGGTAGATTTTTTTCTCCAATAATTTGATTAGGTCTGTATCAGATTCCAAATATGTTGTGATATCTGATTTGAGTGTGAATTGAAATGGTTCCCAACCATATTGTTCCAGTTCTTCTCTGGATAATTTGCCTGTGTAGTATTCCCATTTGACCTTACGCATACGCAAGTAATCAAAGTTGGCTTTTTTGGCAGCCATCTTATGTTTTGTGAGAATGGTGAGATACTTATTGTGTAGTTTTGGGATTTTTAGGAGTTCTTTGCCGGGCTCTGTCTGGTCTATATCAGAGTCGGTTGTCCAGTTGTTTAGTATTTGTTCAATGTTTTCCATAATATAATCAAAAAGTTTTAGTAATTTTGTATTTCGAAATACTCGTATCTAAATGTTGCAGTTGCTGTTAAGATTGTATCCGCAGACTGTTTCGTATCAAACTGTATGTCAGACAAAGAAACTGGAAACATCCTGTGAAAGTTTATTGATAACAATGGATTATTTAGCGCTGACATAATCGTTAAATTTGCATCAGAATAGTAACTGTTTGTTGCAGTAAACGTATTCTGTAACTGATTGTTTATTGCTCTATCCGATAGACTTTTAGGTGATGCAATAGCTAATAACCATTTATACAATTCATTCCAAGAATTGGCTTGTTCATCAATCATAAATGTAACATCAAACTCTCTATAATCAATTTTTGTTCCTGCGATAGGAACATTTACTAGTGGTGTATTGAATTCAGTTGTTCCAATACTTACACCAGGTAAATTAGCTTCTTGGCAAAAAAACTGCACCGTTGGCAATCTATTAAAAGCCAAGATAAACTTTGACGGTTGGAGAAAGTTTGTATTAAGAGGAGTTCTGTTTAATGCTGTCATGTAGGTATTTAGGCACCAAAAAAAAGGAGACCGAAGTCTCCTTTTTAAGTACCACTCTTATCGGTGGTTTCCCATCCCGTTGGGATTACATCAAGTTTTTCACTGCAAACAAACGGTAGTATACGTTAGTTTGTGAGTCAAGGCGGCCGTTACCAACTGCCAAACCTTCTGCAAATGGGTTTGCAACCATGCCGTAACGAGTCTTAAATCCAATTTTTGGTTGGAATGTGAACTGGTCAACTGCACGAACCATTTGTAGAGGAACGTATGGACAGTAGAATAAACCTGCATCATAAGGTGATGAACCTTTGTAACCGATTGTAACCAACTCTTGGTTAGTTGTGTAACCGCCATAATATGGATCGATGTACACTTTGATACGACCGTGCAACATACCAGCAAATGTATTGCCTGTATCATCAACTTGCAAGTCAGCTTGTAGAGCTGGTGTGTATGATAGAACACCTGCCATAGCCATTGCGGAAGCTACGTCAGAAGAAACAATCAACACATTACCTTTACCTCTACGAGTTTGTTTTGCAATAACGTTAGCATCACGTTCGATTTGGAAAATCAAACCTTTGAAACGTTCAACAGACCAACGACCGTTAGAGTCAGTATCTAAGTCGAAATAACCAGCAGTTGTTGTACCGTATTGAGCACCAATCTTTGCAGATGTGTAAATTGTACGGATAACTTCACGGTTAATTTCAGAAAGAATCTCAGTAGATAGAATGTTAGACAATTCTGTCTCAGCATCCAAACCGTGGATTGCTTTCAAGTCTTGTGCTAGTTCTAGTGAGTATTCAGCTTTCAATGCTCTTGATTGTGCAGTAACAGTAACTTTCTCGATAGAGAATGCCATTTGTTGGAATGCAGCGTTAGCATCAGAACCCAAATATTCAGCAACGCTTGTTGGCATGCCGATACCAGATGTAACGTTGTTAGCTAATGCAACAGCAGTTTGTGTATTTGCTGTAGTATCAGTTGCTGTGTTACCAACGAAACCGTATGGGTTAGCAATAGAAGAAACACCAGAGAAAATTGTGTTTGCTTCATTGTAAAATGCTTCAGAACCTTGTTGGCCTGAATAACGAGCACGCATTGCAAAGATTAGACCTGTAGGTCCAGTCATAGGTTGAACACCTGCAACGTCATAAGCAATCAAGTTAGGTAGTGAACGGCGAACCAAACTGATTAAGATTGGATCGAAATTGCTGATACCAGAACCTGTAACGTTAGTTGGACCAGGATCAGATGCAGTCTCGTTCAATGCCATGCGGTCTTGACGCATTGCTTGTGCTTGGTTCTCCAATACTAAAGCTGTAACGCTTCTTTTGTATGGATCTTTAATAGCTTCTAATTCTGGGTGTTCCAGAATAGGTTGCCATTTCTTTTGTAGTTCTTCTGTCATAAACATGTGGATAACTCCTTAATTGAAACTTTTATTTATTATTTTTTGTTATTCTTATTTTTTATTAAGAATACCAACGACTTGTTCCATCAAAGGATCTGCGGACTTAACAGTCTTCGTATCTTCTTCGATGTGGACTTCATCATCTAAAGCAGAATTGTCTGCAACCTTAACGTCAACTTTGAAGTATGATTCTTTTAGAGTTGACAACTTGTCTGCAAATTCTTCTTCAGTAGTAAATTCCACACCCTCTGCGAGTGATTTCAATTTTTCTACTTGAGTTTGCGTTAGGCCTTCACACGCTGTGTAGATTGCCTCAATTTTTCTTTGTTCGTTCAAATCTTTTGACAAACCAATATTAGTATTAATTTGTTCGTTTAATTGTGCTTCTAGTTCAGCAACTTTTTCTGCCATCTCAGCAACAACATCTACCTTGTCTTCAGGAATATCGATGTAGTGTTCGATGAACAAATTACGTAAACCGCCAATGAATTCTTCTGCAATCTCAGCACGTAGGCCTGTATCGATTGCCAATTCATTTTCTTTCATGTATTCTTCTGCAATGTAGTTTAGATAGTCATCAACTTTAGATGCCAAATCTTCTTTAACTTGTTCTACAGCAGTTTCAAATTGCTCAACCAAACTTGTTTCAATTTGTTCTGCAATTTGTTCGATACGTGAATGTACAGCAGCTTCAAAAATTGTAGTTGCTTTTTGTGCAAATTCTTCTGATAGATTTTCACCAGCTAACAAAGCACGAATGTCATCAGACATATCAATTGCTTCCATGTTAACGTGTTGTGATTGTGAACCAGCTGTGTGTGAACCATCATAGTGTTGGAATGTAGCACCTTTGTTTGTACCAAATGTATTTGCTGGTAATGCTTCAGCAGTACGGTCACGCAATTTTTCGTATTGGTTGCCGTTTCTTTGGTCAGGATGCATAATGTCTTTACGACCCATTGTTTCTTGTGGTTGACCTTGTGGTCTAGAAGCACCAACACCTTGTGGTTGAGTACCAACTGGAGGTGTTGCACCTGGAGGTGTTGCAGATGGAGTACCTTTTAAGTAATCTGGTAATTTATCGTCCATTTCCTCAGGTGAATGTCCGATAACGCCTGCATCATGTTGGCCATATGCAGTTGATGCTGGTAATCTATCGTCACCGACTTCACCTTTTGGATGATGGTCTTGACCACGTTGACCTCTTTTAGCAGCAATGTTAGCATCGAAAGCTTCTTTAGAACCTTCTAAGATTGCACTAGCGGCTTCAGACAGTTTGAATTTTTTTGTTGTCATCTAAAAATCTCCTTGATTTTATATTTGGTATTTATTGATTATAGTTTTTTCA